AGTCCTTGGATTGCAAGAAGCGGATCTTCTAGATCCTTCCAGTGATCAATCTCAAATTTCTTTTCAATTGCACCGAAGAAGTCAGCAATCACTCCATCCATATCTAAATATAATTTCATACCATAAATCCTTTATTTTGCAAGATGCGAAGTGGAGAACCTTCAACTCCTTCTTGATTGCGAGCTTCAACATATTCTTCAACTGTAAAGTTGTTGATAAGGAATTTTTTGAAAGCTCCCATTTTTACAGGTCCACCACGATACTTAAAACGAGCGATAAAAAGGTCGAGACCCCGTCCAATGTTAGAAGGATGGACGCCTTCTTTATTAGGATATACTGGACGATCTTTATAATCACCTGTGTACATCAAGTATCCACCGTGGTAGCTGAAGTCTGTTTTGTTGAACTTTGTCATAGTATACTCCTTAATTCCTTATTATGCCTTATTATAGCCTTTTTTTGAACTAAGTGCAACTGTTATTTTCATAATTATGCAACTAATTAGCGTCGCATACTAGCTATGTCTTTTGCATCATCTTTATTATCAGCAAAGATAGGAACTAAATTAGATTTATGCATAGTAGCAATACCTAGTAATTTACGCTCTCCACTGTAGATCATAGATTCTTTTCTAGGGCCATGACCAGCTATCTTATTACCTAAAGCTACTTTACTCTCACTTCTATAGTTAGGTATTTCATTACCATGAGCTGCTTTTACTTTACCCACACCCATAGATACCAACCATTTTTCATGCTCTACAAGAGCACGCGCGCTCTTAATATTTATTTTTCTCTTACGCATATTACAGTCCTAAAATTCTACGAATAGCCACAGGATCATCAGTATACAAAGATCCACCATCAGATATATGATCAACAAACTGCTCAAAGTAAAACTGAGCGTCAGAGTTATCTTCGACTAGCGTAGCAGCAGTACGAAAGAAAGCACGAAGCTTCATATCGTTAAGACCACCATCCCGCATAGCCGCAGGCTTAAACTTACCAGGACGTTGATTACTCATCGAATTTCTCCTCTACATTACGTATATGCTTACACTTGCGAAACGCAGGACACGTACAAGTAAAGCCATTCTCTTTCATTTCTATATTATAGGAACTTTTACCATTAGAAGCAACTACATTCCATATAGTTCCAACAAGAAAGTTACCTTTAGTAATAATGCTATCAGCAGCAAACACCTTAGGACCATACTTACTCATAAAGACTACTCCATACCGTCAGTTTAGACTTTTATATCCATTCATTTTAACTTTGGATACTCTCTTCTTAAGATAGGATCAATAGCTGCCTTACATTGACTATCATTCCAGTTATATCTCCTCTTCATATCTGCATATAAAGCTTTTTTCGTTTTAGAGATTGACGCTACAGAGCGAATCGTAGCGTCAATCTCGATAAAGTTTACAGGTTCAATATTTCTAATTTTCTTTTTCATAATATTATGATATACTCTTTTTGAACTAAGTGCAACTAAAAAAGGGCTTTTGGACAAAAAAAATGACGAGTTGGCCTCGTCATTTTTATAACTACTATTATATCTAAGTACGAGAGATTTGAGTGATATAAGCACCTTCTGGTTTACGATATGCTGTCATTAACTCTACATACATCTCAGGAGTTAAAACTATTAAATCATATTGGCGCCTTTTTTCATTCCATTGTCTGATGTAAACAACTTCATCATATGAGAAAACCTTTACATCTTCTTTACCCCCACTATCATCAAGAACAGTGATTTCAATTTCATCAAAATCCATCTCAACTGTGAACATTATTCGTACTTCTTATCATGTTCCTTACCTTTACCATAATCTCCATCATATTTATGTAAAGACTCTGCTTTAAAGCAAAGGTATTGACCAATACGAGTACCTGGTTTGATTTTCATACGACCACACGTTACGTGCATGACCCCAGCCATAACCCCATGATAACCAGTATCATAGAGACCTGTAGTAAGGTGAACCCCATTACGATTAAGAGTACTGCGGGTGATAACGAACCCAGCTTCGCCCATTCCAACTTCAATTTCATTCTCCATAATAACTTCGTATGCACCAGGATATAGATACCAGTATCCATCTTCGAACACTTCTAATTCTTTAGATCCTCTATGAACCTTTTGCGTTTCATCAACAATAAAGTCATTATCAAGAATCTCTAGTACCCTACCTAGACGTAGATCAACAGCGTTAGGTTGAATATCTTTAGGTTGTACGTTAGTAAGAGAGCTTGTACTCTTCTCACCCATAATATGTCTCATAGCCATAGTTTATCTCCTTTAACTTATTATAGTATATAGAACAAAGGAATGCCAGCCGATATCTCTAAAGGCTGGCATTTTTTTATTAAGCTCCAGTTCCTACTGCCATTCGCTTACGAAGCTCTCGCAGAAGCAATCCATATACTGGAAGGAAGACTACGAGTGATACTGCAATCTTAAATACTACATCTACCGATGCAATCTCTAACCAGTTAGCGCGCATAAACTCATCTGGTCCATAAGCAAATGCTGCCCAGAAGAATGCGTATGTGTCTAAGATATTAGCAAACACTGTAGAGATAGCAGGTGCTACCCACCACATGTCTGTTAACTTCTCACGAATACGCTGAAAGATGGATACATCAAGACTCAGACCTAGTGCATATGCAAGAGCAGAAGCGATACCAATCATAGGAGTAGCAATAAAGCTACTGATAAAGATAGCTGGAATAAATGCAATTGCGATAATCTGTCGAGCAACATACTTGTTAGTTAGTCGTACAGTTAAGTCAGTAGCAACAACGATAAGAGGAAATACAAACATGCCCCAAGTAAAGTTGAGATCTAGTACAGGGATAACTCCTGAGAATTGTACTGTGTAGTTTGCAAGAGCGATAATTACTAGATGCAGTGCAACTAGCTTGCCGACAAGGGACATACTCTCATCGCCAAAGTTAAAGTGACGTTTAATTAGTTCCATTATTTTTCCTTAAGCTAAAATTTGTTGAGCATGAGCAAGAGCTTTCTCATACGGTACAGGGCCAGTCTCATCAGCATACGCTACAGGGTCAGGGCGACCTAGTTTAATAAACGCTTCAAGACGTTCTACAGAAGATGAGCTCTTATAATCAGAATACCAAACACCATTATGCTGCATAGGCTTATACGAAGTATTAGTACGTTTATATACTTCATCAAAATCTAACCCTAACGCATCACATAGTACTTGACCATCTTTTAAGATATCAAACTTATCTAGTTCTAGGTAAGGAGTGAAATAAGTTACCTTATCAGCATCCCAGTTACCTTCACGAAATGCATGATCATCTGCATCACGAAACTCCTGACGACAATCAGGATATACTGCATGATCGCCAGCATGAATGCCTAGAGCGATAGCAGTTTCTTCATCTGTATCTTTAACCACGCTAAGAGCTACTGCTTGTACAATAGAAGCAAAGATCTTATTACGGTTAGGTACTACAGTTTCTTTCATCGTCTCTTCTTCGTAATGACCTTCTGGTACATCTGCACCTCCAGTAACTAGCGTAGAAGATAACAATGATACTAGTCCATCTAGCTTAATAGGCTGATACCTAATTGTATGACCGTGTCCTGCAAGATAGTGTACTAGTTCTTTAGCACGTTCTAATTCACAGACGTGCTTTTGTCCATAATCAAATGACAAAGCTGTTACATTACTTGCGCCTACTTCTTTGATAGCACGCAATAGTAGAGTAGAGGAATCCATTCCTCCAGATAATGATACAACGATATTTTTCATTTAGTTCTCCAATATGAAAGCAGTGTGTTGTTTAAAGTGGTTAGCTTTCATAAACCACTATTGCCTCATAGTCTTTGAGGTAAGAGTATAAGCGTCTGAAATAAAATTCTTATACAGCAGATCAAAGCTTGATGCTCTAATAGGATTAATATCTATACCGCCTCTACGTGTATAGAGACATGAGACAACAAGTTCTGAAGGACCTAACAAATCCCATAGACGTTTGTATACACATTCACAAATCTCTTCATGGAAATGGTTCTCCTTACGCATAGATACAATATACTGCATTAATGACTCTGGAGTAACAGTCTTATCTCCCTTTACATGAATGTAGATATCACCCCAGTCGGGTTGATTAGTAACGCGACAATTAGAGCGAAGAGAGTTAGACATATAACGACTTGCTTTACCATCGCTCTCTACTACCTGTAAGATATCTGGACTTTCATTATAATGACTAAAGTCAATATGTTCAACATCTACATGCTCTTCTAGCTGTACCCACGATCCCGCCATCGGTTTAGCATAACCAGCATCTTCGTTAATGTGCAACACTACACTGAGATCACGATCCTCAACACATTTAAGGATATCAAGCATGTCTTTCCACACTGTCTCTTCTACATTCTCTCTTGCGACAGAAACTGTAGATCCCATCTTAGCCATATTAAATGAGTTAAGATATAGTTTAGCAGACTTCGATTCAACAATGTTTTCTGAATCAGAAGAATATGACCAACGTAGCCAACCAGAGATAGGAAACCCATTATCAAGTAAGCAACTAAACTCATATGAGTTCCAAGTATCAACACCGATAAACTCTTGACCGGTTAAGTCGTATTGAGTACGATTAAGATGACGAGGAATACCAACAAGCAGAGTTTTATCTACTTCGTCAGGCGTCTCATAGCGCATCATAGTCTTACCGTCAGAAGTCTTTCCTAAGACCTTACTAGCAATTTGTTCAATTTCATCCATCTTTAGCTCTTTCTTCTTCAATAGCTTCTTTTGCAAACGTTAAGAACGTTATAGCTTTATTAATATCTAACAACACATCATCCTTCTGACCTAGACGCCAGAGATACTTAAATGCTTGATAGCGATTATAATCCGTATACGGATCATTCTGATGCTCTTCACATAGCTGCTTAATAACTTTAATACACTCTACATGACCCTCTTTCTGACTATAATGATTAGGTCTAGGATCACCAGACTCTTCTACTTCACCTTTAAATATTTTCAATTACTTTCCCCTTTAAAAACTCTGCCCACATATCTACAGATATATCCCGAAGACGATCTACTAGAATATTTTCATCTTCATCACCTTGCATATCATATGTATTATATGATAGAATCTCACCAGAGTCAACTTCTTCTGTAACTTTATGAATAACACATCCAGTAGATGGTAGATTAAGATCCAAAGCTTTACGCTGAGGATCCTTACCTTTCAGTTCTGGGTACTTTACGATATCACCGGGATGGCCATTATACATCTCTACAGTTAACATAGGCATAATACGAAGATAACCATGTAAGGTAACAATCGAGGTACCTTTCCAAGTCTGCAACATATTTACATTCTCTTGAACAAACTTAGGAAGAGTATCTGGCTTCTCGATAAAGACAGATGAGCGACTACGTAACTTAGGATGCCAACTATCTTTCTTTTTATTATCAGTAAAGATAAACTCAGGCCACGCACCGATAGCTTCTGCTATCGCTACGATTTCTGAACCAGACTGACTAAACAGCGCTATCCACGGTTGCTTTTCCATTACACATCTCCCTAAACATATGAATATTATATTCGATATCATCCCAACATGCAACTACATCTTCGTCAATTAGAGTAAAAAGTTTAACAGATTCTTTATCATCTAGTCCATTATCATTATATCGAATACCTTTCATACCATGAATAACAGGGTTAGAAGTATCCATAGAGTCAATCCATTTATGATTCTGATACTCAGTAAACTCCTGAGGTAGACCACAACCTAATAAATGATGAGGTTTATCTTGATTGATAATATCATCACGTAGCATATCCGCAATTACTTTCTGACGTCCACGCATCAT